TATACGAGAGAATATATTGGGTTTTAATTCAAAGATACCTAATGAGTTTGGTATACATAGTTACATAGATTATGAGATGATGTTCCAAAAGGCATTTTTGGAACCTCTGGATACAATTGTAAAGACACTCGGTTGGCATACTGAGAAACAGTCTACACTTGAGGAGTTGTTTATATGAATATATTGATAGTTGGTTACGGTTTTGTAGGCACTGCTACAGAATATCTATTTAGAGATGCTGGAATAAACATTCACCTTGAAGATCCAGTACAGGGCTACATTTTTATGGAAGACGAAGATTTAGATTACATCTTTTTGTGTGTTCCTACCGACCCTGACAGAGAGACAGGTAAGCTGGATATTTCTTTATTGTCAGAAGTTTATAATTACTGGAAAGATAAAGGTAAAATAGTTATTCGCAGTACAATCGGCCCAGATCAGGTTGACTTCTTTCCAGAAGCTATTATGATGCCTGAGTTTTTGAGAGAAAAACACTGGCAGAAAGATGTTGACGATCCCGTTATTCCTATTATAACAAGTGACTATAAATTTACAGATAAGTTACAGGAACTACTGCCAAATAAAACTTGTTGGTATTTACGTCCTAAAGAGGCCATGATGTATAAGTTGGCAAGGAATACTGCCCTTGCTATGAAAGTAGCCGTTGCAAATCAGTTATATGAAATTTGTGAAACATACAAAATGGATTATCCTTCATTAGAATATATGTTAAAAGAAGATCTTGCTTTAGGGTATTCACATTGGGGAGTGCCTGGACATGACGGAAAATTAGGATTTGGAGGTAAATGTTTACCTAAGGACTTGACACATATGTCTACTTTGTGTTATAGTGATACTAATATCTTTCAACAAGCGTTAGATGAAAATATGGTTAGAAGAATTATTAGCACCGGAGAAAATAATGAGCTTAATTGATAAACTAAAAAAGAACAGCACTATCAAAGATACATCTGTTCTAACCGATTCAAAGTTTTTCGGAATGAAAGACTTGATTCAAACCTCAGTGCCTGCTTTGAACGTAGCATTGAGTGGCCGCCTTGATGGTGGACTAACACCTGGACTGACAGTATTCGCAGGTCCTTCTAAACACTTCAAGACAGCCTTCTCGCTGATGTTGGCAAAAGCCTATTTGGACAAGTATGATGATGCTGTCATCCTGTTCTATGATTCAGAGTTTGGTACTCCTCAGTCCTACTTTGATACCTTTAATATTGATAAAGACAGAGTTGTTCATACTCCTATCACAGATGTAGAACAGTTGAAGCATGATTCAATGTCACAGCTAAACAGCATTGAACGTGGTGACCATATTATGATTATCATTGATTCAGTAGGTAACTTGGCGTCTAAGAAAGAGGTTGATGACGCACTTGATGGTAAGTCAGTTGCAGATATGTCTCGTGCGAAACAGTTGAAGTCCTTGTTCCGTATGGTTACTCCTCATTTGACACTGAAAGACATTCCGATGGTTGCAGTCAATCATACATACAAAGAGATTGGTTTGTTCCCTAAAGACATTCTTTCAGGGGGTACAGGCATTTATTACTCAGCAGATAACATCTATATCATTGGTCGTCAGCAGGACAAACAAGGCACTGAACTAATGGGGTATAACTTTATTATCAATGTTGAGAAGTCACGTTTTGTACGTGAGAAGTCTAAGATTCCTGTTGAAGTATCCTTTGAAGGCGGTATCAGTAAATGGTCAGGCCTGTTGGACATGGCACAGGCATCAGGTCATGTAGTCAAACCGAGCAATGGTTGGTATTCAAAAGTAGATGTATCTACAGGCGAAGTAGAAGATAAAAAGTATCGTATTAAGGATACTTACACTAAAGACTTTTGGTTGCCTATTCTACAAGACGAAACCTTCCTATCATGGATCAACAAACGATACGCTATTTCAAGCGTTGACGGGATAATGCGTGATGAAGTTACTGAACAAGATATTGAAGAAGCCTACGAGCAAGTCCAAGAAGCCTGAAGGAGTATGCGATCGCTGTCAAATAACTATTTGGCAGGGTGACGAAGGTATCTGTTTCCATACAGCCACGGAAGAACTTTTCATGTGTGGAAGCTGTGTCCAAGAAATCTTCGGCGAGAAAGCCAGGGAGTGGATCGAATGATAGTCCTAATATGTGGGTTGCCCGGTTCGGGTAAGACTTGGTTGGCTGAGCGATTGTGCGAAGGTCACAACGATATGATACACCTCAATGCTGATTTTGTAAGAGAGGCAGTAGGTGATTGGCATTTTGATTACAATGCACGTTTAAGACAGGCCATGCGTATGCGTGGTCTTGCCTATTGTGAAGCACACTTTGGTAGAACAGCAATAGCCGATTTTGTTTGCCCTTTACCTGAAACAAGGAAGATATTCAACGCAGACTATACTTTATTCCTTGACACTATAGATATTTCACGTTATAATGATACAAACAAAATGTTCGTAAAGCCTGACAATGCTGACTTTACTATTAAAGAATATTTACATGAAAATGCAGTAGATTTGATTCGTAAAAGGATAAGAAATGCAACACCAATTGGAAAATATAATTCTCCACACCCTTTTGACTAATGACAATTATTTTAGAAAGGTCATTCCTTTTCTAAAAACAGAATACTTTGCTGGTAGCCATAGGATTCTTTTAAGAAAAATACAAGACTATTCTGAAAAGTACAATACAGCTCCTACTAAACAGGCACTTGCTATTTCTGTCAGCGATGATAGAAGTATAACTGAGGCCGAACTTCCCTATATTGAGGAATGGCTTAAAGAAGATTATACTACTGAAGTAGCTGATGATTGGTTGTTAGATGAAACTGAAAAGTATTGTAAAGACAAAGCAATCTACAATGCTATCATGGAGAGTATACAAGTTATTGATGGCAAGGATAAGGAGAGAGGTCCTGATGCACTGCCTGATATGCTGTCAAAGGCTTTGCAGGTAGGCTTTGATAATAACATTGGACATGACTATATTGAAAACGCAGAACAGCGCTATGAGTTTTATCATAGACTGGAAGAAAAGATGCCGTTTGACTTGGCAATGTTCAATGAAATTACAGAAGGCGGACTTGCTAATAAAACACTGAATGTCGCACTAGCAGGTACAGGTGTCGGCAAGTCACTTTTCATGTGTCACATGGCAGCAAACTGTATTTCACAGGGCAAAAGTGTTTTATACATAACACTTGAGATGTCTGAAGAAAGAATTGCAGAACGTATTGACGCAAACTTAATGAACTTGCCTATTGGTCAGTTGAAAGATTTGTCTAAACAAATGTTTGAAGATAGGATACAAAAAATAAATGATAAAATTCAAGGAAGGCTCATTGTTAAAGAATATCCGACAGCATCGGCTCACGCAGGCCATTTCAAAGCACTTCTCAATGAGCTTAAGCTCAAGAGAAATTTTCGGCCTGACATTATATTCATTGACTATCTCAATATTTGTTCTAGCAGCCGCTTTCGTGCTGGGTCTAGCGCAAATAGCTACACTATTATTAAGTCCATTGCAGAAGAACTTCGAGGACTAGCAGTTGAATATGATGTTCCTATTGTCACAGCAACGCAGACTACTAGGAGTGGTTACAATAGCAGTGATGTTGAACTGACAGACACCTCAGAATCGTTCGGTCTCCCAGCAACAGCGGACTTGATGTTTGCTCTTATAAGTACAGAGGAGTTAGAAAAACTTGGGCAGATCATGGTAAAACAGTTGAAGAACAGATACTCAGATCCTACACGCAACAAACGATTCATGGTGGGTGTTGATAGAGCAAGAATGAAACTGTTTGATGTTGAAGGCGACCCACAAGAAGGCCTACAGGATGCAGGTAAGGATGTTCCTGCATTTGATAATTCATCATTTGGTAGGAGAGTCGGAAATTTTGAAGGTATTAAATTTTGATAAATGAAAAAACTTATAAGTTTCAAAGAATAGACAGACTACATTTTTTAAAGTATTGTCTACCTGACGAAGATATTAGTAACTATAAGATATTGGACTACGGTGG